GCCAGCTCTCATCAACGCAGCTTTCTCCATAGCCAGATTATGTCTCTTTGTCTCATTGAACTTAGCCCTCTCCATCATCTGTTGATTAGCCTTGAAATAATAATCATCAACGCCCAACGTCTCATATGAGTTATTATAAGACCATCTCAATCCGACACCACGAAGGAACTGCTGCCGCACCATAAACATGCCGGCCCGCTCTGGACTGTAGTTGTCGCCGATAACGCCCTCAGCCTCCTCCACGAAATCATTTTTCTGCTTGGTGATATCTGCCAGTTCCGACTCCAATTTAGCTTTCTTTATCTTATCATTACCTACCCCTTTTAGTTTGGCACGTATAGATTCTTCCTTGGTGCTAAAATCATCAATATATCCTTTAAGAAAATCAGAGGTGCTTTGGACGTTAAATAAATCAGGGTTTGTCCTAGCCATATATCTTCCCTCTAACTGCATCTGGGCCTTACCGTTCTCAGATATGGAAGCCATAGCTATATCCCTGGCCTGAGCGTAGCTCATTTCATCTATGTACATCTCACGCATCTCCCCCGTCCTGTTACCATTGGCGTCAACTACCGGCACATTGACTTTCTTCCCCTTGTTAAGGGAGATGAAGTTCTTCATCTTCTCATCAATCTCAGCGTGATAATCCGTATAAGGAGTATAATGTATAGGATTAAGACGTGTACCTACCTGACCGTCATTCATCCACGCAGCAGCGTCAGCGAAAGCCTCAGCCTCATTGATAGGGCTATACATCTTAGGGTTATTAAGCTTCATATCCTCCATCTTCTCGCTGAAATTACGGATCTCCCTAGTGCCGGCAATGGCGTTCAGCACACGAGTATCCAAAGCCTCACCAAGACGGGATTGTATGCTTCTGGCTATACCGTCGGAAGCCAAATTAGATTTACGATACACGTTATTCACATCCTGTATCAGCCCATTTAACCTGTTCTGAAGATATTCCCTGTCCTGAGGTTTTATAATGTCAGAATTGATAATATAATCAGCATACTCGTTTATAGCCTGCCGATTGGTATCTATCTTCTGCTGCATGTACCCCATCCCCTGCATCATGACATCCATGTTGTAGGGCGATACATACTTGCCGTAATTCCTTAATATACTATATTGTGAAGCCATCCTTTATCCTTTCTTGCCTTTAGTTACTTCCTGAGCAGGATATAATATCCTGTAACTTAATATATCTCCTTGAGGGTCTGCGATCAACTGGTCATTGGGACCAATCTTAACATCCCCAAATATAGATCTTAATGTATTCATGGTCGTAGCCGTGTTCCACTTCTGCTGGATCTCGTCATTCACGCTATCAAAATATCTAGCCCAATTCTCGTCATTAATAGCCAATCCCTGCAATATCCGTTGCTGATAAGCTTGACGTTGCGCTATGTTCTTGTCATAAGTATTCGCCCATGATTGAGAATTGACATTATCAGCCCAAGTTCTTTGAGCGACATTGCCCTGCTCTACCTCGTTAATATACCTACCTATATTAGAACTCATGATAGCCTGTAGGTTAGATGATAAAGCTCCTCTTTGAGAATCCGGGACATTACCCATCTGATCCAATTGTGATTGGAAAGCACGATTGGCTTCAACCATATACTGATCCGCTGATCTCAATACCGGATCCACGGTAGGAGCGTAATGCCTTTCCAGACCTTCCGTTGTCACGGCTCCCGGAGTCATCCTGAACACCTCAGGAAAGTCAAGACCACCACCTACTATATTCCTGCCTCCATTGCCGCTGTTCGACTTACCGGCATTTGTATTGGTCTTAGGGAGTGTATTGGGGTCAATCAGCTCAGGCATATCCAGTTTAACATCAGGTTCCTCCACATCACCTATATCCATAGGACCGGGAGCCACCTTATGAGGGTCAAGTATAAAATCAAGACCTTCCATTCCTTTCATGGATCTCAATGCCTGCATCTTAAGCATATCCTCCCCAAGTATCTTATTAACGACATCCTTGTTCTTGTCAGAGAATAGTTGGCTAAAATGGGTGATACCAGCATCGTTAAGAGCCTTATGCTGTTCCTCTGTAACAACGTCTAGACCGATCATAGGGCGAGATGTGGTAAACAAACCTAATTTATTGTCTCTCATCCTATCATGATATGCGGCTTTCTTGTCTTCCGGGTAATTACCTTGACTATCCTCACCGCCAAAGGAAACGAGCGTCGTGTAATCCCGAAGCGCCTCGGCGTTGGCGATGATCGGGTTCTCAGCCGTAGCCAAGCCCATCCAGCTACTTGTCTGACCGTAGATAGCGTCTTGCAATGCCCTAGCCCTAGCGCCCTCTGAAGCTCCCATATAAGCATCGTAAGCGACCGGATTGAATGTCTTGTAATAATTCAACCTCTCATCCGTATTAATACCTCCATAAGAGCCATCAGTTCCTTGGCGTTGATAACCGAAATAGTTAGGATCATTGTTGAACCTATTCTCGATCGGGCGGAAAGTTAATTTACGACCGAACAAAGACGTGCCTCCTATCTCCATCTTCTGGCGAATACCAGCCACTTTCTTAAGCAGCTCTTTCTTAGCCTCAGCTATATCCTCCTCCGTAAGACCGTATTCTTTCATGGATCTGGATATGATGTTATCTATTTCACCACCCTTAGCGAAATACGTATCCTCATCCTTCTTCATCTTCCGGTCTTCCTGCTCCTTGTATATGACATTAGCGAAGTCCGTAAATCTTCCCTCTAATCCATTAACGGTATCGTTGCTATCATTTATAGCCTTAGATAATACGGAGGCGTTTAAACGCCTTGTATTCTCGTCATCTATCTTATCGTTTTTCTTCAGCTTCTCCAGCGCCTTTTTCTGATCATCGTAAGCCGATTTAAGACCTATCTTAGCCTTATACCTATCCATTAACGTGGCGTACGTATCCTTTGGCGTAGCCTTGATCCCATACGTATCCCTGATATATTTGGCGAAATCCGGTTCTATGGTGGTGTCATCGGTAATAACCTTAGTCCCCTGCTCCAAGGAAACGGGGGTACCACCATCGGCGTGCTTCTGCCCCATGGCCTCCATCGGCGCCTCTCCGGGCTGCTCCACATATTCGCCCTTCTCAACCTCTACGTTGGCTTGATCTTCCATCGACTTAGGTAACGGATACAGATACTCACCGGTAAGGCTTCCGCTATCGAACCTATTATTAGGTCCTAGATAAACACCACCACCATCCTTATACTGCATCTGGGATTGCCTTCTTTGCCTAGCCTCCCGCTCTTGAGCCAACCTGATATTAGTACGAGTGCCTTGCTCTGACGCTATACCTGAGAATATATTCCTTGCCAACCCTAAGACACCGCCGATACCTGACATTACAGTACCTACGACATTAGCCGTCTTAGCCCCGGTGGATAAATCACCGTACCCCTCGCTTCTCATACGCCCTATACCACGACCCATCTGAGTGAATCTAGACCCTATATCATCAGCGCCATAGTAAGGGATGGTAGTAAAATCAAAAACATCCGTCTCGCCTGAACCGGTCTTAGACTTATCAACATCGTTAACAGTTATGTTATTAAGCGTAATACCATTGTCCTGATAATTCTCAGCTATACGTTGCAAACTGCCCTTGAAGCTAGCCGGGAATACATCATCCTGATCAAAAGCATTAGCGTATTTAGTCCTCAACTGATCTGGAGTATCCAAAGAATATATCCCTAGCGGATTGACCGACGCGGGTAAT